GTTGCTAAAACGTGTGCCTTATATACTCCCTTGTCAACGGATGCCTGAACTACAGGAAGGCCGTTTGCTCCGCCTGCTGCAACGGGACCGTTTTCCGATCCGCCAGTCACGCCATAAGCTACTGACATTGCAGATACATAATCAACCCATCCGCCGCCAACATTGATGTTGATGTCACGGGGATAAGTTACGGATGTAAGGGGCTTTCTAATAAGAGGGTCCCTTTTTTCAAGTTCTGATACTAAAAAAGCACCGCCTGATGCGATGCCGGCTGCGTCCATTGTAAACGCTCTGTTAGATGTATTAAAACCATTTGATGATACAATGGGGTCTGCATTAAATGTTCCTACATTCTGATACATTTTCTACCGCCTCCTTTTAAGCGTTGAGCATTGTAAGTAATCTAAGTTCTGCAATTCCGTTTGCGTCTGCGGGGCCTGCCCACTGTGCATTAGTCAGCTGTACGCTGTTTGTGCTGTCTGCTGCCGCCTCAAAGCCGCCAACGACTGCATTGGGATAAGTTCCGTTATATGTTATACGCATATATACAGGGGCACCGACTGCCGCTGTACCGTTCTGGCATTTAACGTTAATTGATCCGCGCTGGAATACAGGCACAGCGTCGCCGGGTGCATACTGTCCGGGAGACTGTTCAAGATAATTAAGCGCTGTGTTAATTTCTCTGGCGGCTATGCCGATAAACTGGTCAGCTGTTGCGCCAGTTGCAGGGAGAACGACGTTTTTATTTTCGTCGTAAACAACCGCAAGGCCAAAATTAATTGCTGCTGTTCCTCCTGCTGCTTTTGTGTTGATTATCATATCAGGCTGACGCGCGTAAGAGCCCGCCATACCATTGGGCATAGTTGAACCGATTGTCTGGGGATTTAAACCTGCCATTTATATCACTCCTTTTTTACATATCTTTTTTATGAGGGTTACGGCTGTTATATATTTTCTGCTGTTCCTCAATGGCTTTTTCAGGGTTACTCTTTGCTATGTTTCTTGATGCCGAGTCTTTTGTTGCCGCAAGAATGGAAGACATCTGGTTTTCGTCTCTCACTGATGATATAAGCGCATCAATTACGCGTGCTCTATCTTTCTTATCCTTAATGGCAACTATAGCAGGACGAGCGCGTTTAAGTATTTCAAGAGCATCAACTGTGCCACAAGCGTCTGTCATTTCCTCCGCAGGGATAGTGACAGCGTCCTCTTTTTCCATTCTTTCGCCCTCGATTTCCTCACCGCCGGAAAGTTTCTTAATCATTTCGTCAAGGTCGCTTTCGTCTGTGAGTTTTCTATCCATTTTTTCCTCACGGTCGTTCTTTTTCATTATTTCCTTAAGCATCATCTCTACACGATCCAGCTTTGATCCTAAATCGTCTCCTTTAGGTGCTCTCTCGACCAT